CCGGCAGAGCGTCGCGATAATCTGTCTCAATGCCGATCTTATCGCCTTTTATAAGATTTATGGGTGTTGTTGGCATTAGTCTATGTCCGGGCTTTCGGTTAATTCAAAATTGATTATCCGGGTTGTGACTCTTCCTGTGTCTGTGGTCATAACGATCTTAACCCGCAAGAGACCATCTGAAGACGTGCCGCCATCAGCCTGTATCTGATAGAAAATATCGGGGCTTGTATCAGAATCCGATACAATGGTCAGGCCGGTTTCAGCCTCGATGGTATATGATGAGATTTCTTCACCATCAGCCAAATAAGATTCAAAATGCTCGATAAAATTGTCAATATCGCCTATATACATTCGATTGGTTTTACAGGTATTCGGGGCTTCTGGAATCGGGGCATAGAACTTGCGGCGATGGAATATAAGAGAATTGCCGGCCCCAATGGACTGCCTGCTCGGATATTGAATTTGCCTTGGGTTCGCGGTATTGGAATAAAGAAATGACATTCCGGCATTAGCATTTCTCGCAAGCATTGGATCAGGTTTCATGCCCTTACCAAAATCTGGTAGCAATCTTTGAGCAAGAACACACTCGAATGCATACCAGAACTTTTTATCCAGCCCGGACGGGGAATTAACGTCAGGATCTTCTTCAAGATAATACCCGGTGCAGACATTACGGCCTTCCAGTTCATTTGCCAGACCTTCAAGCCGTCTCAGGGCAAGTATAAGATCATCGGCTGAAGGGTCCACGGTTATGCCGGATACTCTCATCTGAGAATATGCCCCGTTGATTAGATCAATCTTCAGATTGTTCGCCATCTTCCAGTTCCCCTAACTCATTTTTAAGCCGTTCTATACTTTTGGTATGCCAAGAGCTAATACCGGCATCTTTGGCCGCTGCCCTGATTTCAGCATCACTTAATTTCGGTGGTCCAAGGTCAGGATTTGGAACCCAGACAACAACCTCTTCTTCTTTCTCGGCATAGCATTCCTTCGGCGTGTAGAACCAACCTTGCTCTAAAAGATGCAGATAGGAAAACTCATTGCACACCTGAAAATCAACCGGAATGCCATTGATCTTTATTCTGTTGCCTGGTTTGTAAAGTATGATTGCCATTTTGTTGCCTCTTTAAATTGTGGGAGCCCGAAGGCTCCCGGTTAATGTTATTCATTTAACTTTTCAAAGATGTCATTACATTTATCAAGGACATCATTAATCTTATCTTCAAGATCAACAATTCTATTAAACATAAATATATGATGCCCTTCGGTCATTCCGAATTTAGCTTCCACTTCCCCACTACCACCACAAGTAGGACAACTTCGACCTTCTTCGACAATGCCATCACCACTACAAATCATACAGGGTATCATAATCATATGTCACCTCTTAGGTTTCTACAGTAGCAATACCACTACCGCCATTTGCAGCTGGTCCAGAAAGATAAACAGTGTGTCTGACAGATTCCCAAGCTGCATAACCGGTAATAACTGAATCTCCTTTAACAAGGATCTTGTGGGTTGTGGCGCAATCATCATTGATTGCTTCAGTTACCGTTGATGTAATATCATTTTCATCGTAAAAATTGTAAAACGTACAATTATCAATAAGGAACAGTCTATCAACAGTGTTATTTGCTGCAAATTTTATTGCAGAGCACCCAGCTGTTTTTGTTCGGGTTCCAAACACAGTATTCTTAAGTGTTACATTAGAACCCGCAGCAGCTATTCCTGTCGGGCCAAAAAGCAATTGAGTGTTATTAGCACTTCTTGTATAACAGCCAGATGAACCAACATAGCAATTTTCAAGTATAAGGCCATGACCTGCTGCACTAACTGTAGTATCAATCCATAAATCACAGGCGAGTGCTGCCCCAGCTTGTTCAGCTCTAATATGACCGAGGAAGAGACAACCAAAATAATGATTATCATGTCCCGCATCTTTGACAGCACATACACAAGCTGCATTCGCCCCAGAATTAACGATATTAAGACCACTAAACTTGCAAAAATCAGCTGTCACATTTAATGCACTAACTCCAGTTATTGCAGTATTACGAACGATAACATCTCCACCACTACCATACCAGTTTGTTCTGTGAGTACCACAACTGATGAAATGGCACATATCTTTACTCCATGCAACATCTGCCGCCACATATTGGCCTGGAAATCCAAAAAGCACATCATTCTGATTTGCTGTCATGTCAGCATGGGCAGCTGCAATTGTGGTATAAATATCCCTTTCAGCAACTCCATTATCAATAAGGCTCCTGTAATACAGGTCTGCAGCTGATTTTGCTGATACGAGATAGCGTTTCTCACCAAACCCAAGCCCAATCATGTTGTTCATTCTTGCAAGGTTACACTCACTTCTTGAAACATCTAATCCTGTGTGAAAAAAATCTCTTTTTCTCATGATTTAATCTCCTCTGTTCGGGGCGGGGTGTTATCCCCGCCGAGTAAGATTGTTAAGATACAACCGGTGTTGCCGCTGCACCACCCATGCCCAGAATAACCCATCCAATGTCATCATTGACATAAAGCAGACAACAAAAATCACTTTGGGCAGTAAGAACGATGGTTGCAAAACCGGTCATTGTGGTCGGGGTTATTGTTCCAGCACCACCGCTAACAACAAGGATAATGACCAACACCTGACCAGGCGTACCATTTGCCAAGGTCAATGCTTCAGCACCTCCCGTGGTTTTTAATACGATACCATGAGTAACAGGTATTGCTAAAGTGGCACCTGCAACAGCAACGGAAAGATCATCTGTAGCATCAGAGTCTTGCTGATGATACATTTCTGCAATTCTAAATATTCGTGACATAATATTTTTCTCCTTTTTGGGCCTGGGGCAGTCTCCCACCCCAGGGTTAAAGGGTTAAGGAGGAATTTTTAATAAGTAACAGCAACACCACAGTTGCTTGGGTTCTTTATGGTCACGCCATACCATGTAAACAATCTGAACCGGAATGTCAGGGTGTCGATATTGCCATCATACACCAAATACAGGTTCAAACCGTTTGACATGGTATCCATGATAACCTTCATGCCGTCATACTGCTTGAAAAGCTCAGCTGGAATCGTGCCGCCAATAACCTCAACTGCTGACTTATCCCAGAAGAGATTTGTTTTGTTGGTAGCATCGATATTCAGCCGTGTAAGAGTGGCAGCGTTCAGAATCGCCGTGTTAATGTTGGCATATGCCGCCTGAAGCGTGGTAATCGCCGCCTGGTCAGCCGCAATGGGTTTGGGGTATATCTTGATATGGGTCCCGTCGGTTAATTCGATTACCGAGAACGTCATGGGCTGTCCGCTGGCAGTTTTGTCGGCCAAACCAATAGACTGAATCGCCGTACCACCGTTTTCAAGCTGAAACTTGTCTCCAACCGATACCAAGGCCGAATTATTAACAACCAGGCTGGCTTCCCGATAGTCCACGTTCGTTACGACTCCCGTGGTTGCGTTTACCGTACCACCCACCGGCACAAATGCCTGGGCTCCGGTTACGGTTACGGCAGGATCGGCCCCCCCGGTAATGTTCGGCAAAAATGACCCGGTGAAAACGTCAAATCCCGCTATGTTCTTGCCGATCTGTCCTGTTTTCCAAGTTTCTACGGGCTTGCCCTGAAGGGTCTGGCGTGCGGCCAGGTCCTTACTGAACAAAAGAGTATCCCGGTCATTCAAAATAAAATACCGCTGAGAAGTTTTCCCCTGCCGTTCGTTCATAATGGCCTGGGCCTCGGCGATAAACTCATACCCGCTGGTCACATTGGATCGATAAAACATGGACCCCTGAACAGCAATGGCCGACGCAATGGCTTTATTAAGCACTGAGGCTTGTTTTTTACCCGACTCCCTTCCGCGCTCTTCCCAAAATCGAGTGGTTCTCATATCGTCTGCTCTCATCTTAACGTAATCATTGGAGGGCGTACCGAGCAAGGCCGGGTAGGTCTCTTCGATGATCCCGGTTTCCTGCCCTGACAGATCCCACCCGGAAATTACCGGAGCGTGCTGCTCTACCGGATACCAAATAAAATTACCCTGGTTCTGCATACCTCCACCATCCGGCTCATGGAAAGTTGTCATATCAAGCATGTCCATTTGATGCTCATGTGTTTCCAAAGCCTTTTCAAACATAACTTCTGCTACCTTACCAGTTGATAAACTCATAATTTATTTCCTTTCTACCACTCGGAGACATCCACATTCGCGGCCCTGGCTGCCTTTTTGGCATTATAAGACGCCTGAAGATCACCTTTCGCATGGGCAGCATCGTATTTCTTTTTAAACTTTGCCTCTGCCCCTGTGATCGGCTCATCACCTTTAATCTCGGTTGCCGGGTTCGGTGCGTTGCTCCGTGGTTTTATTGGATTTGTTAAACGTTGTTTTTCCTGCCCGAGATAGACAGCGGCCTTCATGCCGGACTTATCGGTTGCCAACAAAGATTGAAACTTTGCGAGCGCCGCCTTGTTCCGGCCAAGAAAATAAATGACTTTCTCTGAGCCATCCCCCAAAATCGAGATGACCTGATCTACAATTATGTCACCCAAATTTGGGGTTATGGCCTCCACTGCCTTTCGGACTGTGGTATCAGCCGACTGATACACCTCGGGCTTGATACCGCTTTTTTCAATAAGTTCTGCTGCCCTCACATAGTGACTGTCAACGGCCCCTGTGAGTTTTTCCTGTGCCTGTTGTTGCTCTGTTTTTCGTTGGTCTTCAAGCCTGGCCCTGTTGATCGTCTCAGCGGTTCGGCTTTCGTTGTACTTGTCAAGAGCTTCGTCATACTCTTCGTCAGTGTCAAAATCGTCCTTCTTAGGCCGCACCAAAACCGGTTCTTTCTTCGGTTTCAGTTTAAGGGCTTCGTCTCGTTCCCGCTTCAATCTTTCGATCTCTTCGTCACGGTCCGAAATTTGCCCTTTCAGCTTTCTTTTAACACTGACAAATTTACCAACAGGCACTTGTTTTGAAGGGTCGTCGGGGTCCTGCTCCCCTTCGTCCTCTTCTTCCATCCACGGCTCTTTTACGGGCTCAATAGGATTGCCGTCTTCATCAAGCTCAGGTTCTTTACCTACCTGTTCCGCTGCGATCCTGGCCGCTTCTTCCTCTGCCAATTTTACTGCTGCTTCTTCTTCAGGTGTCATCTCAGATATTCTCCTTATCTGCAAAGGCATTGCTAACATTGTCCCTGTTAGCAGGGCGTTTCTGGATTCCTTCCAGCAAGGTGTTGCTCTTCCAAATATAAAAAAGCGCTGCTTGTGCTATTGCAGTTTGGAAAACCATATTTCTTTTCAGCTTCCCATCGAGCTTTGACAGCGTTTGTAAAATCTTTGTGTGTTCCTAAATGTATTGTTTTATTATTAATTCCTATTTTAGACTCCCATGCTTCATCATGTTTATGCCATCCTACCCCAACAACTCCGCTTGTGTTCCTTTTATTTTTTTTACAATTAATAGTATTACAAGCTGCTGAAACGTGTCTTAGGTTTTTCCACCTATTATCCGATTTTTTTCTATTTATGTGATCAACATAATATTCTGGTAAATATCCTTTCATATACAAAAAGGCTAACCTGTTTGATCTGTATACCTTTTTATCAATACCAATATTTGAATATCCAAAATGGTCTACAAATCCAGCAATATTACCTTTTTTTGCACGGTTACAATTTGATTTAATCCATGTAAAAACCCCTGTTTCTGGACAATAATGTAATAATTCTTTCAATCTTGCCTGAGATAAATCTTTAGTTGTGTACTTTTTCATAATTCTCCTTTATCCCGTCCTTATCTGCTCAAACAAAGAATCGTCATCCATATCTTCAATGCGAACGGGCGTTTGTAATTGTATTATTTTTGCAGTGTTATCAAGTTGCTCACCAACTGACTCAATATCTGTCTTGCGTATCTTTGCCCCGGCTTCATGTGCCTTGACCTCTATGGCCATCCTCTCAGTCTGGGCCTTAAATATGTCAATCTGATGCTCTGCCTGATCGTTAGCATTATCAAGCTGCATCTTTATACCTTCCCGCTTTTCCCGCATGATATCAGCCTGACCTTTAAGCTCTTCAGCCTTTGCCAGCACCATTGCCGCATCCGGCTCCGGTGGTTGAGCCTGGGCCTGGGCCAACAATTCTTTCTCTTCGTCTGTCTCGGGTGTCTTGATCCCTGACAGCACAAGCTGTTTGTTGGCAAATTCTTTCAGGTCTTCCATTTCCACACCATCTGAAAGCTGAATAATCTTCAACTGCATGGCTTTCCGCATCGGGTCATCAGGGGCCATGCTTGCAAGGACCTGTTCAAGCCGGTCAAGGGTCTGCTCTTTCTGGCTCGTATATGACGCAGTGATCCTACTCGTTACTTCAAACTCTGCCATTCTTAGATCGTTCAGAATGACAACCTCGCCGGTTTCTTCATCAACAACCGCCTGCATGACCTCCATTTCTTTTTTCGTGCCGTCGGGAAGCTCTATCTTCTCAGGCCCCGGAACATCGTATATCTCAGACGCTATCGAGATATAAATCTCACCGTCGCGCCGCATAGCAAATTTCTTGTGTTCCTGATAAATCATGGATTGCATGTCAAGACGCGCTTGCAACGCCAAAACCGCCTTCCCGGATGTATCAGGGTCCGCAATGTCTTGAGGATTTCCGGGATTCGCAACCTCTCTTATCGCTCCCGCCGACAACTCCAATGCAGCGGTCAACGCCGGGGGAATATTCACGTTCGGCATTGTCGCAACCTGGCCGACAGGCAGCTCATTACCATTTGCGTCTGTTCGGTTCTGCAACAAATAAGGATAATTGTTCTCAGCACCCGACATTTGATACATATGCTCAAAGCCGGCAATTTGTTCGGGAAAAAATATAGGCTTCTCCCGGGGAGACCTCGAAAACATATCTGTAAGATACGAAAAGGCAAAGTCACGCATCCTCTGAGGATCTTTTGCAAGCCGGGTTACTCCTTCATATACCTCCTCGCCCTCGACAATTGCCCTTTCACCGTACTCGGGCACTACGGGAATGTTGTCACCGGCAATTCTCTCACCGGTTCTTTCACCGTCAACCATATCACCGTTCAATATCGCTTCGCCGGACGCTATGTATTTCCTGACCTCCCAAACCTCGATAGTTTTTTCATCGACGATCTCATACCCGGCGTCCATCATTTCATCCATGACGTTCTTGAGCGCTGACTCCCGCAAAAGAGTAGTATCTCCAAACGGATCGGCCATGGTCAACAACTTTTCTTTGACTTTCTCTCGATGATAAAACTCGACAACGTAAATCTTTTTACCTTCGCCGCCAATCCATGGGAAAGTATAGGAATGTTCGGGATGTTTAAAGTTTGATGGAGAAATTGTTTCAGGCTCTTCGCCAGTCAAATCCTTGACCAGCTTCTTATATCCGTCCTCAGAGTACGCAGTTAGGCATGAAAAATAATCGGCATCAGACTTATCGATTTTCTTGGCATTCGGGTCCCAATAAGAATTATTGTTCGCCTCATACACCGGACGCCTCACTATAACCTGCTTCTTATCCCCGGTCCTGTTCGATCTGAACTTGGTCTCAATTATCCAGGCACCCACACCGCAAACAACAGCTTCTTGATCAGCGACGGCAAACGCTTCTAATGATGTGTTATGATTCGCGTCCCTCCGATATAAACCGTCTGCAAGCTCTGCAACATCATCGGGTGTGTCGTTAATCG